GGATAGAGCACCGGCACGGGTAAAGAGAACCCGACTTGGATCAATGGGCACCTTCATCTCGAAGTTCTCCCAAACGCGATCTCCTTCGAACACAGTGCTTTGAGAGACCTCGACCGCAGTGGTCGGGGCCGAATCAAGCGTGTCGTAATCAAACGACATGAGCATTTGTCCGTTGGAGGTAGCTGCCTTGAGGGAACGGTAGCGGTAAATAAGCTTGTGCACCCGGTAGCGCTCGTAGAGCTGAGCATGGCCCGAAAGCCATGGAAAGCTCGCTGCGAGCCCGGGATTGCAGGCAAGATTGCCCACCACCGAGAAGGAGGTACTTCCAGCCAGTGTCAGGATGCGTTCGCATTCCCGATACCTGGCGGCATTCCGCCCGCTTTGTGAAGCGCGTGCGGAGTTGGAGAGAGGTGCTTTGCCTTTCCCCTGAGCGGACTTCTTTGGTCCGTTCGCGATCTTATTCGCTTTCTTTGATGGCATTGTAATGATGTTTCTGTACTAGTCGTGGACCCACCTCATACAGTGGTGGACTGTTCATCCGTATGGACCGACACAACCCCGGTGAAGCTTAGCTTATCTTCACTTTGAGGCTCGCGCAAACTAGCGAGCCCGGGACCCCGGTGCTTGGGGTAGTCGGCGATTCCGTGCAGTCTCTCGGCATTTTGTTTAGCACGTAAATCTTTATAGAATGTGTAGAGCAATTGTCTGCCAGACAAGAGCACAATCGGCGCTGCACCGTACACAACCAAACGTTTTGGATCCTCGGTCGAAACCGAGCCATACGAACCCACTTTTGCAGCATTTAGGGAGTAACAACCCTAGACCTCCACCTTCCGGTAGAGGCCCCAGGGGAAGTCGAATAGCTTCCCCCAGACTGGTCCTGCATAGGACGATCTCTTGCCCACAAGATAGAGATTGTTCTTGCTAACCAGCTCAGGCTGTAAATGCACTGGGTCGACGTGTACGTCGAGCAGTTCCCGCACCATGACCCCCGGCGGCATTGGCATTTCCAACGGAACGAGGAATCGATTTGTTCGAATCAGCTTTTCAGCTAACTCGACCTGTTTGCGCGTGAGCGCAACATCGATCCCACGAATCGTGGTTATTCCGAAGCCACCGAGTGAAATGGGGAGAAAGAGGTTCCTTCCCCTCGCCTCTGACCTAATTTCATGTCGATGCATGGCGATGTATTGTTTAAACACATCCGGCTGCTTGCCCTTCCAGGCTCCCCTGACTACTTCGTTGATAACGGAGCAGTAAGGATGAGTCTCGATGTCCTCATTATCTCCCCCGACTCGTCCGAGGACCTTATGGTTTCCAACCATAAGGCCAACGTTCAAGAAAGGAATGATTTCTGGGGTAGGGTTCGCCTCCCGTAAGTCCATGACGACTGAAAC